CGTATCCTATTTTGTAATGGAAGAAGGCGACATACTTAAAGCACAATCTGAGGCGGCATCTACATTTTCAGTAGTAGTTACCATTGAAGAAGAAGGATTGACTAGAACATGACTTATCTTGAACTTATCAACGATGTTCTGATTAGACTCAGAGAACCTGTTGTTACTACTAACAATCAAACTACCTATTCAACATTGATTGGAAAGTTTGTCAATGATGCAAAACGTCAAGTTGAAGATGCTTTTGCTTGGAATGCTTTGGGTCAAACCATTACAGTTAGCACTGTAGCATCCACACCCGCTTACTCTTTGACAGGTGCTGGTCAGAAGTTTCAAGTGATGGATGTAATCAATACCACAAGCAATGTTGGACTCACAAACATCACTTTTGTGGACATGAACCGCAAACTAAACTTCACGCCGTTGGTCAATTCAATCCCTACTGAATTTGCTTTTGATGGGGTTGATGGCAGCTACGACACTAAGGTAAATCTTTATCCAATACCTGATGGCGTTTATACGATCAAGTTTGCGTTGACAGTGCCACAGGCTACGTTAGCCTTAGATGCAACTGTTGTGGCTGTACCTGATGTTTTAGTGGCTCAGAATGCCTATGCAAGGGCTTTGATAGAACGTGGTGAAGATGGTGGTACTTCATCATCAGAAGCGTATTTGTTATACAAAGCCATGTTGTCAGACTATATTGCTTTGGAAGGCACTCGCTATCCTGAGAATCAAGAATTTATAGCAATATGACACAGCAACTGCAATTATTTAGCATTTCAGCACCAGCGTTCTTAGGGCTGAATACTCAAGACTCTCCCCTTGATTTAGCAACGGGGTTTGCGTCTATTGCTACTAATTGCGTGATTGACCAGTATGGTCGTATTGGTTCTCGTAAGGGTTGGTCTAGAGTAAATTCTTCTAGCGGTGCTTTAGGCGCAAATGATATAAAAGTTATCCATGAGTTAGTGCAACTTGATGGTACTTTGACTGTATTGTTTGCTGGTAACAACAAGCTGTTTAAACTTGACGCAAGCAATGCTGTTGTAGAACTTACCTATGGGGGGGGTGGTACTGCACCTACCATTACGGCAAGTAATTGGCAATGTGCATCCCTCAATGGGATTACATATTTTTTCCAATCAGGATTTGACCCATTAATCTATGACCCTGCTGTAAGTACAACTACATTTAGGCGTGTATCTGAGAAGACAGGTTATACAGGCACAGTTCCTTTGGGGAACATTGTTATTTCTGCATTTGGTCGTTTGTGGGTAGCTGATACCACTTCAGACAATGTAACAATTACTTTCTCTGATTTATTAGCAGGACATAATTGGACAGGTGGAACATCTGGAACTCTTGATGTTTCTAGGGTTTGGGCTAATGGCGCAGATCAGATCATGGGTTTGGGCGCACACAATAACTTCTTAGTTATCTTTGGCAAACGTCAGATATTGGTCTATCAAGGAGCAACAACTCCATCCACAATGTCATTGTCTGACACCATAGGAAATATTGGTTGTTTATCAAGAGATTCCATAGTTTCTACTGGTTCAGACATTATTTTCTTGTCAAACAGTGGTGTTCGTAGTCTGTTGCGTACTATCCAAGAGAAGTCAGCACCTTTGCGAGACTTGTCTAAGAATGTTCGCAATGACTTGATGACGAATGTGGCTGGTGAGACTCCATCAAACATTAAGGCTGTTTACTCTGAAACCGATGCTTTTTATCTTTTGAATTTACCTTCATCTAAGCAAGTTTATGTATTTGACACAAAGGCTCAAATACAAGATGGTTCTGCTAGGGTAACTACTTGGGAAAGTATTGAGCCAACTTGTTTTTACTCAAGGCGCAATGGTGATTTATTGATTGGTAAGAATGGGTATGTTGGTAAGTATGGAACTTATCTTGACCATGCTTCTACCTATCGAATGCAATATTTCACTAACTATTCAGACCTTGGTGACCCAAATATTACTTCTATTTTGAAGAAGATTTCTGTTGTTGTAATTGGTGGTTCTAACCAAGGTTTCATTATCAAGTGGGGATATGACTTTTCTGGTCAATATTACTCAACTACGCTACAGATTCCTGTAAGCACTGTTGCTCAATATGGAATTGCTGAATATGGCGACAATGGTGTACCAGTTGCAAATTACTCTACTGGCATTCAGTTAAGTGCATTGGTTGGTCAAGCAAGTGGATATGGCAAGGTTGTTCAAACAGGCTATGAAGTGCAGATTAATGGTTCACCTGTAAGCATTCAGAAGATTGAAATTCAAGCTAAAAACGGCAAACTGGCGTAAGGAAATATCATGTCTAATTACACAAAATCAACCAACTTTGCGGCTAAAGATTCTTTAGCTTCAGGCAATGCGGGTAAGGTTGTTAAGGGAACTGAGATTGATACTGAGTTCACTAACATCCAGACTGCTATTGCAACAAAAGCAGATGGTACTTTTACAAACTTTTCGTTTGTAGAGACAAGTAATGTTTTGTACATCTATAACTCATCGACTGCTGTTGCCAAGATTGATTCTTCAGGTAATTTCACTGTGTTAGGCAATGTAATTGCCAATGGTACTGTTTAAGGGGTAAACATGAAAGCATCAGAAATCATACTAGCAGACGCTCAAAAAAGGGGTGTAGATGGAGACAAGGCATTAGGCTTGATAAGCAATGCTGTCAAACAAAAAAAAGCTGTTTTGATGCAAGAGGGTAACTCTGTCTTGTTGCTTACAAAGATTGATGATGATGCCGCAGAAGTTCATTTGTTTACACAAGATGGCGTGATGACGCTTGCTAGATCGTTAAGTGCTTTCATAAGAAGAACAACTGATCTTGGCATCAAAACTGTTTATGGTAAAGCTGACAATCCTCAAATTATTGAACTGCTTAAAAAAGTTGGTTTAAATGTTGTTGACTCTGACTTACCTCAATTCAACTGGAAGGCTGACTTATGAAATTCAATGATCGTAACTATGCCTTGTTGGGCATACCAGATTTACCAATCAATGCTTTTAAGCATATTGGGGATAGAAAGATTAAGCCTCAAGGTGGTGTTTCATCTTTTGTTAGTTCTGTTACTGGCGCTGTTTCGGATGCTGTTGGTAGCGTATCCAATGTTTTAGCTGACGTTGATGATTCTGTGAACGAATCAATTGGATGGCCTGCTGTTGCGGCTATAACTGCGGCGGTTGTAGGTTTGCCAGTTCCAGTAGGTGCAGAAACAGCGGCAACTACTGCTAGTACTGTTAGTGGAGCAACTGCGGCTGACATAGCGGCTTCAAATGCGTTAGCTTCAGCTAATCTTGCTTATGCTGGTGCTACACCCGTAGCTACTAGTGTTGGCGCAGGACTATTAAGTTCTGGTAGTGGTAGCCCTTTGTTCCCAACTGGTCAACTTGGCGCTAATTTAGCCGCACAAGAAACTTTAATTGGTAATCAGGCTTATGGTGCATTGGGTGGTGGTTTAACTGTTGATGCGGCAGGAAATGTTGTTGCTTCAGGTTTAGGTGGTTCAGTTGCTCCAACTATTACTGCCGCTACTGTTGGTCAAATGGCAGGTAGTTCAAGTATTTCTAATTATTTATCTGGTCTTACAGGAATACCCGCAGATACTATTAGTTCATTTGCACCTTCTGCCATTCAAGGTTTATTAAGTGCTGGTGGTTCTTACTTGCAATCATCAAGTGCTAAAGATGCGGCTGAAACACAAGCTAATGCACAGATTCGTGCGGCACAGATTGCGGCTGATGCGGCTAGATTTAGACCTGTTGGCGTGACTACTCGCTTTGGCGCATCTAACTTCCAGACTGATGCGGCGGGTAATGTCATTGGTGCTGGATATACACCAAGTGCTGAGATTCTTGGCTACCAAAACCGATTGTCTACATTGGCTAATCAAGGTTTAACTGGTGCAGAACAAGCTAGAACTGCTTATGCTCCTTTAACTGGTGCGGCTCAAAATCTGTTTAGCCTTGGTCAAGGTTATCTCAAACAGACTCCTGAACAAGTTGCGGCAGATTACATTTCTAAACAACAGGCATTGCTTGCACCTAGTCAAGAGAATCAACTTGCATTGTTGCAAAACAAACTATTCCAACAAGGTCGAGGTGGTGCGGCTACTGCTCAAGGTGGTAACTTGATGGCTACAAGTCCTGAACTTGCGGCTTACTACAATTCATTGGCTCAAAGTAATTTGGCTCTTGCGGCTAATGCAGATCAAGAGGCGCAAAACAGGATTAAGTTTGGTGCTGGATTGTTTGATACTGGTGCTGGATTGCAGGGTAAATATTATGCTGGTCAAACAGCGGCTTATTCACCATTTACAACTGCTATGGATGTAACGTCAGGACTTGAGAGTCTTGCACAAACACCTTTGACACTAGGCACTCAAATTGGTGCTAAGACTACTGCTAGTGCGGCAGAGGCTGGAAGATTAACGGGTACAGGCATTATCAATGCGGCAGGAACAATGGCTCCAGCTAATGCCTATTCTTTAGGCGGCAACGTATTGGCTGGTATTGCAGGAAGTCCTAATGTTACTGGTGCATTGAACAGAGCATTTGGTGTAACAGCACAGCCTACACAACAGCAATTTACATTTAATCCTGCAACAGGACAATATGTACCTGTACAACAATTTGTAGCTTAAGGAGAAAAGACAATGGCATCAGAAATCTTAGGATTGTTCACTACTCCTGAACAGTATCAACAAAATCAGTTAGCACAGTTTCAGAATCGTGCGGCTAGAGAAGTACAGTTAGATCCTTTTCAACAAGCGGCTTTAGGTGCTAGGACTGCTGGTTACCAGTTGGGTCAAGGTATTGGTGGTGCTTTGGGTGGTCAAGACCCTATGCTTCAAAAGATTAGTCAGCGTCAGCAGTTGCTTGGCATGATTGACCCAAGCAACCCTGACACTTACGCCCAAGCTATTCAGATGGCATTGCAGGGTGGAGATCAAGAGGCTGCTTTCCTGTTGCGTAATGAGATGATGAAGGCAAAGCAACAGTCTCAAGAACAGCAGTTAGGTCAATACAAGATTCAAGATTACCTTACTGAGCGTGGCTTGGGTATGCAACAGCGTGGTTTGGCAGCTAATGCTCTTGAGTTATCTAAAGGTCTTATTAAATCAGATGGTACTGTTGATGAGACTGTTTACAACGAATTGTTGGGTTATGGAAAGATTGGCTCAGACATTATTGACCAACGTATTAAAGGCACTCAAGGACTTGAGACTCAACAAGCTCAAAACCTTGCTAGAGGTCTTTTCAAAGATGATGGAACTCGTGACCCTGTGGTTGAGAAACAATTGTCAACAACTGTTGCTGGTCGTGAGATTCTTAACAAGTTTGCTCCTCAAACCAAAGAACTTAAAAAGGGTGAGAAACTTCTTGAAAGAACTGCATCAGGAGGATGGAAAATTGTTTCACCTGAAGGTCAACCAGTTCAAACAGTTACATCTGACAATGCAATTCAATCATTGATTGCTGGTAATGCAATTCATCCAACAGTTTTGCCTTATGCACAGCAACTGGCTAGAAGTTTTGTCAATCTTGATTTTGAAGATCAAAATGTTCTTATGGAGAAACTTACAAAAATAAACAATGATGCTCAAAAGTATGCCTCAGAGAAAAATGCCAGAGATCAATCAAGGGAAACAAGTAATTCTCTAAGAGACTTAAATATTCAATTAGCAGAATTGAAAATCAAAGAAGCACAAGCTAAATCTTTAAAAGCAGAAGATGGTAAAGAAATCAAATTTGCTGATGGGACAAAACTTGCTAATCAAGCTGCGGGAGTTGACAAACTTGTTGATTTATCAGAAACATTCAAGCCATCTTATGCTGGTTATCCTACTGATGCTGCTGGTTCAGTTGCTGTTTTAGTTGCTGGTAAATTAAGTGACCCTGAGAGTGTTGATTTATTCCAATGGTGGCAAGGTTATCAAGATCATGTAAATAAGGTCAGAAATGAATTGTTTGGTGCTGCTTTGACTGCTCCTGAAAAAGCAGAGTTTGAAAAAGCTATGGTGACTAAAGGCATGAGTCCTACTCAGGCTCAAGCCAATCTGAAGAGACAAGCAGATATTGCATTAAAGGCATACAACAAACTTGAAGGAGTTTTGCGTATTCAGGGTTATAGCAAGTCTGCCTTGGATATTTTGAAACCAACAGGATTCAGACCACCTTTATCTAGTCCTGAATTGCAAAAAAAATAAATGGAGATAAATCATGGCA